TCGCTAATGCTGCTCGCGTTTCGGCAATTGAATTGGCTGGCATTTATTGGCACACTGTCTCAGCGTCCAAATAAGGCATGAGTAAAGTGCTGACGCGGTTGGTCAAGCTGCGACCCATGCGGTAAGGCGAACTCGTAAAGTCAACGCCCTCGATCTGTCCACCAGCTGCAACGCGCGATTGAAAGACCTCGACGCTAACAGCCAAGATTGCTGACTCAATTGCTGGTGTGCTCGCGTATAACTGCGCAGCTGAATAACCAGACAATGTTGCCTTGCCGTTTGGCACGATTGGACGCATTGACACGTCTGCATTTGTGAGTGCTGCCGTAAAGTAGAAAGGCGCGCTGTCAATGACTGTAAATGTTGCGCTAAATGGTGCAGGCAAACCCGTGACGATAATTGACTGACCTGTCACAAAGTAGTGCTGACGTACTGTGACAAATGTTGCCACGTTATTTTCTAGCTTGTAAGACTCAACGCCTGAGACGTTAGCGACCAGCATGGGCAAAATAACGTCCTCGCTGGTGTTAATAATTTCGTCCAAATAACTGTCACTGTAAAGTGAAACGGACACGCCAAGCACCGTGCGCAACTGACTAGCTGTGACAATGGCTGGCATGTCCGTTTCCTCTCGACTGCTGCGGCGAGATCGGGAGAACTCGCCGCATGATTAGTTATTGGTTAGTTATCAGGTCTTGTTGATACCAAACGCGCCTGCACCGATCTTGGTTGCAATTGCGCCGTATCCGTACACTGAAACTGAGATTTGACCTGTTCCGATTACGTCTGCACGCAAACGGTATGTTGGTGACTCGTACCATGTGTATGCGGTTGGATTGACGATCAAGATTGAGTCGTCTTTGTCCTCGTTGTTCGCTGTTGCAACGTTTGCTGTGACGTACAAGTCAAGACCTGCGACGTTTCCACGAATTGAGTCTGGACGTACAACACCACCAGCATTGCTTGGCTGAGCTGCATTGTAGATTGGACGACCTGAGTCGTTAAGTGTCATGAGGTTTGCCCACTGTGATGTGTTAGCGATCATGTTACGAGCAAAGCCGTTTGTGTTTGCATAGACAGACGCTGCACCGCGTGAAACAAAACCAAGCAACTCAGCAGCTGTTGGGTATGTAGCAAGTGTTGTTGCATCTGCTGTTGCACCAGTTGCAATTGCTGTGTGTACAGCTGTGTCTGTTGCCTTTGCGTAAGCTGCTGCCATGTTTGACAATAGCTCGTTAAAAAATAGCGGTGATGTGCGATCAAGCAGCTCAACTGAGAAAGTCTGTTGCCCTGCGTACTTTGCAACGTTGACTGTTACAAATGCAGCGTTTTGATCTGTCTCGCTTGGTGCAATGCCTTCGGCTGTCGCAGCAACTGTTGGCATAACCGTGATCTTTGGGATCTCAAAACTCATGCCAGCGTCAGGCAAGACCCCGCGCGTGATCGCATCAATGCTGCTTCTCGTTGTGTTGGCAAGTCCGTTGATAACCTCTGTCAATTGACGTGTAGGCACTAAACCTGCGTTGTCTGTTGTGTCTGCCGCTGCTGCAACGTACTGACGAGCATTTTCGTCACCCATTGATGCACGGATTGTGTTTTCGAGATACTTACCAGCTGTGAACTCTAGGCGTGGCTTTGATGTCCAGCCGCCTACTGCTGGCTTTGCGTTTGCTGTTACTGACTGAGCAGCTTCTACCGTCTCGACGGTGTCCGCGTTTGTGACGGTGTTGTCCACTTCGTCTCCTTCTGTTGTTGGTGTTTCCTCTGGCTCAACTGTTGAGTCAGAAATCTCAGGCTCGTCGCCTGTTGTAGCTGCGACCTCGTTGACGCGTGCTGATCTAATGGCTGGCTCTGACGTTAATGCAACGCCAGTCATTTCACCCTTAGTGATGCGCACTGTTCCGTCTTTGAGTGTTTCGTACTCGTCAAAATAAACTTCAACGCTAAATCCGTCGCGCAAACCTTCTGACGCTTCAACAAGTGCATCTGTGCCTGCTGTTGTGTTTGCGATCTTAAATGTTGCGTCAATGCCTTGCTCGTTTGCTTCGATTAACAATGTTTTGCCAATGCGACGTGTGCGATCATGTTCAAGATTAAGCAGCACTGGCACTGCTTCAATGCTTCCCTTTGCAAATTGCACTTTGCCGATTGATGCGTTTCCAGTTTCCTCAAATGTCACAATGCGACCGGTGATCGTGCGACTGTTTGAGTCAGCTGCGGTGATTGCAATTGGTGTGATGAGTTTTTTCATAACAACATGTCCTCTTCTGCGCGAATTTCCTCGACCGACATTGCGCCGATACGATTTAAGATTTCATAAACCTGCGCGCGCTCGTAAGGATTGCCACGCAAGAAATTGTCTAAATCAAACATGACTTTGTTGCCTGCTGGCGTAAAGTCCGTAAAAGATAAACGCTGTTCCAAAATTGACATGTAATTTCTAAATGCAAAATCCACCAGGTCGCGCCTTTTGTCTAAGGCGTTGGAATAAGTAAAACTTGATTGCTGGCTGTCTGTAAAATAAGCAGGCAAACCACAAGCGCGGCTTAATTCAAGCGATACATAGTTTCTGGCTTCATTGAGCTGTAAATTCTTAGGGTCAAAACCGACTGCTTCCATTGTCACGTCAGCATTGAGAAATGCTGTTGATTTGTTGGCACGAGCTGTGCGCCAAGCCTGCAAAATCTTTGCAACACGATCTGCTGGCAATGATGTGCCGTTTGACTTTAACACCATTAGCGGTGTTGGCTCGTTAGCAAAATTAAGCGACGCCTTTTCTAATGCGGCAGCAGCTCTGATTGTGCGACCTGCGCGAGCGAGCAAACCTTCTTGCGTATTTGGAAAGACAACCAAATTTGTTGGGTCAATTGGTTTGCCGTCGATTTCGTACGCTGTGATCTCTGTATTGTCAAAGTTTGTAGTGATTGACACGCGCTCTGGTGCAACTCTTTCCATTGCACGAATTTTGCCCGTATCAGCGTACCTATCCATAACCATTGCATACGCTGCGTTGTGAAAGAATAAATCGGAAATAAGCCAGCCGTAAAATGTAGACCCCGGAATTCGTGGGTCAGGCTGATTGATCACACGCGGTTGTGAAACTCTTTCACCTGTTGCTTCATTGCGTGTGTGTAAGGGTAGTGAGGCAATTGTTTGCATAATGCCTAACGCACGCGCCACCGTTGGCACGCTCATGGCTTCTGCACGGTTTGCTTGCGCTATGCCGTAAAAATAAAAATTGTTATTCTCAGTAAAATACGGCGCAAGTGATGCGTCAACGTCCAAAGGCGCAGCTGGAACGGCAGCTGACACCTTTGGCACAAATAGATCGAATAAACCCATGTCCAAATTGTGTCAGGCTTATACGATCAACCAACCATGATGTCAAGATCATTGTCTGGGCGTGTCGCAAAGTGTGTTACTAGCGCAACTGCCACCGCGCCGCACACAACCGACTTGCTGGCTCTGCGTCCTATGACCCAACCACCGTCTCCACGACGCAATTGCACCGCAGCTAGTATTTCCTCAGTCAGCTGTGATTGCCCCCTGTGTTTCAGACGACCGCTGTTGATCGCAGACAAAAGCTCGTCGCAGCTTTGCGGATACGCGCCGTCCATGTCAAAGACAGGTATGCCAGCTGGTAAAAGCCTTGCTGCAACCGCGCCACTTGTCTTGCGACTGTAAAGCACATACTCAGTGACATACTTACGCGCATAATCTGCTAGATCGTTGGCAATTGCTTTGTCGTCTAGCTGCAAATCGTTTTGCCAAGTGTGCAGCAGCTTGACTACAAAATGCTCGTCGCCTAATTTTTGCGCGCCCACCAATGACGCGTGCTTTCTATCTGGTGAAAGGTCAATTGCCAGCCACGTCAATTTGTCAATGTCAAGATCAACTGTTGTGTCTAGACAATTACCCCATGAGGCACTGTCAACCGCGCTGCTAATAGCCACAACCCAGCGGCACAACACCTCAGTCATGACCACATCTGGTGGGTCTTTAAGCACGCTGCGCACGTTGTCCTCATGGATAGTCCTGCCCATTGCTGGGTTTGAGTGCCTTGCATTTTCAACACTAATCTCGTCAGTCGGTGCTGACCACTCAAAATACCCGATCTCATCATCTGCACCTGCGATCTTTGCCAGTGCTCGCTCTCGAAATGCGTTCAGAACAACACTGCTGGCATCACCTGCGTTTGTGTACGCCATGACAAGCGGATTTTTTGCCGCCATAAGGGTGTAACGCAATGAGGCAAAAGTTTCAAGCTCTTTCATTTCGCGCAGCTCGTCCAAGTGGACTGTCTCAGGTCTGGACACACCGCGAGCTGATGAACCACCAGCTTTGACAATAAATCGCGTGCCGTGCAAAGTCTCAATTTCCTCAGCACCAT